GTTTAGCAATACGTGATTGAACGCCTTTACTGTAGTCTTCTAATTTAGAGTCGTCAGCTTTTTGTTCTTGTTTTATTTCTTTTACTGTTTCTTCTTTTACTACTTCCGTGATTATTGGTTCTTCTTTCGTTTCTATTATCTCTTCAACCTTTGGTTCATCAACAGCTACATCTACTTCAGGTCCTGAAGTATCTATATCTACTGTTTTATCCAATGGTTTTTTCTTTTCTTCTTCTGGCATAGTTCTCCTTTTCTATGTTAGTATTTATGCAAGATATCCTCTGGATTCTTGACGGTTGCCAAAATCTCATCTTCATTTAACAACCTTACTTCTCCACCATCAATTTCTATACGTGATCCCGCGTAACGCGCGAAGACCACCCAATCACCAACCTTGCACCATGGACCATTAGGATAACGTTCTTTGTCTTTATAACATTCTGATCCCATGGCTAATACGTTTCCGCATTGCGATGCAACTTGTTGTTTGTCTACTGTTTCATTTGCAAATAAAACTCCACCTTTAGATTTTTCATTCATTCTAAATGGAAGAACTAACATTCTCCAACCCGTAGGTTGAGGAAGTTTTGCTTTTTCGTTTGTAACTTCTTTTTGTGGTTTGGATTTTTTTAATCCAACTAATTCTTTTTTAGGTGTTAGGATTTTTGGGCTTTGCGCCGTTGATATTGATGACTGTGCCTTTTGACTCATTTTGCTCCTTATCGTCTAGCAGGTTAGAGAGTTCCTGTTTAGTTGCCTCTAGGGCGTTTATTTGTCCTATAATATACTTATAAGTTTCCATGTTGTCAACCCCTCCAGATGTAACTGAAATTGCCAACTGCTGTATTCTGTTATTAAGAGCTTTTCTTAATTTAAATATTACGTTTTCTAAATCTACCATTTAACACTTCCATCTTCTACGTGCCTGACGGATACGAGAATTTGGATCGTTACGTGTTTTAGCTGATGATCTTCTAAGTTGACCTGCGCTTCTTGCACAGTACGACTTACGTCGATTTGCAGCTTTTGATCCAGGTTTTACTTTACCCGTCACGGCTGTTTTTAATTTACTTCCAGGATTTGCTCTTCTATAAGCAGCAACTCCTTTTTGAGTCATTCCTGCTCCAGATTTTGTTGGTCTATAATTACCACCTTTAGTGGTAGTTTTTCTTATAGGATTTTCTCTACTCATTAGCTTTTACTCGTTTTTTGACTTCTTCTAAAAGCTGCAGCCGTAGGTGCTCCTTTACTTCCTGGTTTTTTTGGCTTTCCGCCTCTTTTTCTTTTTTGGTGGATATTATACCAAAGACCTTTCTTTGCCATTCTTCCACTTTTTGTTTTATGCATGCCTTTTGTCATGTTTTCTCCTTTTCTATATTACACCCACTGCTCTTAAGCAGTCAGGGCAATTCTTTCTAAATCTTATGTGAGATCCACAGTGTTGAACTGTTGATTCTGTTGCAGGAGCTTCTTCCAAAACTACTGGTTCATCATCGCATTGACATGCTTTGATGTTAAATAATTTACAAATAAATTGTTTAATCTTTTTAAACATTACTTAATTTGACAGCCTACTTTTTTGCCTTTAAGGACTGCACCACCAGATTTATAACCTTTGTTTAATTCTCCAATAACTCTATGCTTCTCAGCTCTTCTATTTGGATTCATTTTCTCTGCATCGATACGACCCATTTCTTCTAGTAAGTTAGCTCTTCCACCTATGTTGTGTTTAGTTCTTTTTCTATCTCTTCTGGTTCTAGCTCTTAAATCTTCATATTCTGATAGTGTCGGACGTTTTTTGTCGATTCCTTTTTTAAGTTTACTAATTTGTTTATCTAAGTGAAATTTTAGCTTTTCTCTACTTGTTTGATCAGCTCCACCACCTGTGTTGTATTTTGCTCTTTTCAGTCCTTTTTGTAATTTTTTTGTTAGATCTTGAGTTTTCTTTTTACCTTCTGGAGAATAAACTTCTTTTTTAATACTTTGTCGATTTTTTTTAATCCAATCTACTGCTTTTTTACCGACGATTTTTGCAACACCCATTATGATTTCCTTTTCTTAGCTATTTTTTTGAATGTCTTTGCTAACGCTTTTGCTCTTCCAGTGCAACCTTTTTTTGTAATCGGTGTACACTTTCCTTTAGTTTTACGTTTCTTAATTGATTTATTTACGTCTTGTATCCAACCACCTTTTTTCATTCCAACTCTTTGAGCCATTGTATATCCATCAGCATTATGACCTGCAGGTGGTTTATAACCAGATGCTGGACTTGTCATATGTTGCAAAGTCAAAGCTGTTTGTCCAGAGTTTGGTGATCTAAAAGTTCTCACTTATCATATCCTTCTTTAGGTGGATTAGCAGGATCAGATGGAGCATCATACTTTCCAATTGAATAAGCTCTTTTAGTATCTTTCATATGTTTAATTTTTTTCGTAGCTTCTTTACCTTTTTGAACAGCATCTTTATGTATGTTAAGTTCTTTAATATTTTTCATGTACATATGGCCATGACCTGCTTCTTTACTTGCTTTCAAACTTTTTGAAGTTTTTTTAACTTTAAAGTCAGGATCTCTTTGACCGTATTTAATACGTTCTTCACGCGTAGATTTACCGCTTGCAATTTTTTTCTGTTTATATTTTCTAACAGCTTTACCAAAACCTTTTTTGGCTATTCCAAATATACTCATAACTTATCCTTATGCTTTTTTTCTACGACCTTTGTCCATAGTCTTAACAGCAGAATATTTTCTTCTTCCCATAGCTTTTTCCATGCCTTCAGATTCTTTTCTTCTAGCTTTGTAGCTTTGAGATTTTTTTCCGTGTCTTGCACCTAGAGACTCATCTAATCTATCATCGTATCCTTGCTTCTTAGCTTTGCCACCTTTTTTCATTGCAGCTTTGCCACCGAATCTAGATTTGTAAGGTCTTGTTCCAAAATCGTTTCTCATATTTTCTCCTTATTATTTTTTTCCATTTCTGAAAATTTGTGTACCCTTTATACCAAATATTGACGCAACTACAAGTATCCAAAGATTAGTAAACCATGATGGTAATGTCTGAAAATAGTCAAAGAAAAGCTTTACTTTTTCCATAGCTGCCGGATCGTCTGACATGACTGCCCACATTAACACAATTATGGGGGCCGAAATAATTACAAGAACGAATTCGTCCTTGTAGTCTGATTGACGGGCTTCTAACAGTTTTCCCTGATATTCTTCCTCGCCGCGAGCTTGACGCTCTGCGTGTAAAAGTTGTGCATCAGACATAGCAACTTTTGCTTTTTGTCTGTTAGCATAAATTTTACCACCAGCTTGTAATGCTATTTTAGCTAAGCTGAACCAGGCCATAAATTAATACCAAGTTGCTTTTGCTGGCTTCTTTTCTTTTCTAAAAGCCTTTGTTCCTCTAACATCAACACTATCTCCAGTTGCAATTCTAGCACTTGATCCTCTAATACTAGATTTAGCTCTTGGATCTTTTATTAAATTCTGAGGTGGAATTTCTATTTCAACTCCGCCTTTAAGATAGCCGTCCTTGTTAGTAAACATTGACTGATTGTATCCTTTGCCTTCTTTTGTCATATTTTCTCCTAAGGTTTATATATACTAAGATCTAGGTCCTTTCAAGACCTTCACATCTTTAGCCTTCATTTTATCTGAAGTCAGTTTAACGTCAGCAGATATCAATGATTTTTCAATTGCTGTATCTGCTCTTAGATTAGCCAAATCTTCGTTCTGTTCAAGTTTATCATCAGTGATTTCTCTATTTTGAACCATCTTAGCTTTATCTAAATTAATTCTTGCATCTACTTCTTGTTGTTTTCTTTCTGAATCCATTGCTTTTAAATCTACTTCTCTTTGTTTTAATTTAAGTAATGGGTCGTGATCGAATTGAGATGTAATTTGTTTTTCTTCCTTCATAAACTCTTCAGTCATATCTGCAATCAATACAGCTTTTCTAGCTTCTATAGTTTGAGATATTTGTTGAAGTTGTTGTTGTACTTGTGGATTTTGAACAGCTGCTTGTTGCATCTGTGGTAACATTTGAAACTCTTTTGTAAATTCCAATTGTACTTGTTCTTGTGCCATCAATGATATGTGCTCCATAATATTTTTTTCTAATGCTGCAGTAATGCTAGGATTGTTTCTAACAAAATTACTAGCCATAAAATTTAAGTGAGCTGTTATGTGAGCTCTATGATCTTGACCTGGAAACGCTTGGAATGGTTTCATACCCATTGCATCAATGTGTTCGATTGCAGGATCTTTAGGTTGATTTGGTGGAGGTGGTGGTAATATTTTATCAATATCTTTTACACCTAATGCTTCATACATTTTTCTATAACACATATATAAATTGTGCATCTGTGGATTAGACATAGCTAATTGTAATTCAGATTGTGCTAATGAAATTCTTTGTGACATAGAAAATATATTTGGATCAGCGATAGGTAGAATATCTACTCTATCATCAAAATCTTGAACTTTAATATTTCTTTGTCCACCTACTACATCGTATGGATATTCTGGCGGTAAATAAGTTTTAAATACTCCTGCCAATAATTTAAATTCTTGCTTTAATGAAACATACAGTCTTTTATGGATTGCTGACATTACTCTTGAACCACGTTCCAAAAGAGCTACAGTCGTACCAACAGCTGCTGATTGGTTCCCGTCACCGACTTGCATGTCAGCAATCGACGCGAATCTTTGTCCTGCTTGAACGACTATTCCCATCAATTGCAATAATGTAGCTGAAGGTTCCTTATATGGTAAGAATACAAATGCATCCTTTAAGTTTCCTCCTGGTGTATCTACATCTTTAAATTCACCCGGTTGTATGTTTGCAGCGTCATCTTTTACTCTAACGCCTCTTTGTTTAAATCCTGCCGGAAGATTTGATAATGTTCCCGCGTCTAATAACTGACGGAGAGCCGCAGTTGCAGTACGGCTCAATCCGCCAATCATATGAATGAGTCCAAGGCCATAAAATCCTAGTCCTGGCAGAAATTTGAAGTGGACGAAATATTGGATCTTATTTTTCAATGGATCATTGGGCGCGAAGTTTCGTCTAATAGACAAAACCTTCCGACTACCTTGCTCGACTGTAACGATGTAAGGTAATTTTATTCCTGTTGGTTCGCCATCAGCGCCAACATCTTCGAAACCTTCTAAATCAAGGTCTACGTGGAATTCTAATAATGTGTATAATGGTTCAACTCTTTGTGACTTAGTTAAACCTTCTAGCTCTCTTTCTTTTTTCTTAACCTCATTTGTAGTAACATCTTGAGGTCTATTTAATTCTATGTCAGAATAAAAACCATTTACTTGTTGTTTACGTAAATCATTTTCTGAAACTTTAATTACATGACAAACAGAAGTTGCATCTTGTAAAGATGTGGCTGTGTATGGCACAATTAAATCATCAGCAGGAACAAATTTAGAAACAGCTCTACCTAATAAATCATCATAATAAACTTTTTTAAATGTAGATCCTGCAAGTGGTAAGTAAAATAACATTTGATCAAACTCAGGTTCGTATTCTTTCATTTGATCCATTAATTGATAATTCATAAAATCTTTAACACGTTGTGACTGTTGTTCTTTCATAGGGTTTGTTGCACCCATAACTTGTGTTCTAACAGGACCATCTGCTGGTAATAATTCTTTATAAGCTAAAGCTTGAAACTGTGTAACAGCTTCTGCAAGAACTGGGTGCGTTGCACCTGAAGCTCCTTGAAAAGGCTCAGTTCTATTTTCGTATTTAAATCCTAAAAGATCTAAACCAACAGTATAAGCTCTTTCCCAATCTGAACGAGATGCTTTATATTCTCTATAATCAGCTTCTAATCTATTAGCTATTGGATCAGTAATATCTTCTGGTAATAATTCGTTTAAGTTTGCAAAGTGATCGCCCTCTTCTGGTAAAGGCATTGCTTTTGGATCAAAATCAATTGTAGCGCCATCTTCATCTTCAGTAACTTCAACTGGACCTTTTTCTGTTATATCTTCCGTAATATCAACCTCAGTCGTATCCGACTTTGGTTTATTCAAAATAATATTAGGGAGCGTTTTATCTATATCTGCCATTTATACTCCTATATTCTTCTAACACGATTATACATTGAAGGCAACCCCTGTGGAGTTGGCCCTGATTCAGGTGGAATTGCGTTGGGTCTTCTGATTGAAGCTATTCCGCCTTCTCTTAAATGTAATTCAGGATATCTATATCTTATTTCTTCCCGAGATTCTTCGGTAATTGGATCCTCTTTAGTTATATTTCTTTTTTTATTATGCTCATATAATTCTTCATCACTCATTTTATCCATTTTTGACTGTTCTAGAGCAGCATCACTTTTTAAATCATCTAATTTAGGAAGAGGACTAAAAGGATTAATTAAATCATATGCCGTTTTAACAGTTCTAGGAATTGATTGTAGATTCCATAAATTATTGGTTAATACATTTCCAAGCCACCCTTGATCAGTATTAACTTGCTTACTCTGCATAGGAAATGCTTTTTCTTTTCTTTTTCTTAATTTTTCTGTTGCTACTTTTTGTAAATCTCCGAACGCGCTTATCACATCGTCATCCTCTGTGTTTAAACTTTCAAAAGCTATTTCATCTAAACTAGGAGTTGGAAATACTTTTCCAGCTTTATCCATACCAATTTCAGTTTTTGCTTTTCTCCACAACCTTTGTGTTTCTTCATTATAATCTCCATATAACTTATCTCTCTTATCTAAAAATTCATTTTTAGCTTCTTCCGTTTGGAAATGACCACTTCCCAATAATTGTTTATCACGTTCTAATTCTGATTGTATTTTACTATTTCGTTTACTGATCTCTCTTATCGTATCAAAAGCTTTACTATCTATTCCCATTTCTTTAGCAACTTTTTTTAATTCTTTGTTATAAGCTGCATCACTTTTATTTGTTATTCCAAAAGTAATTTCATCTATAGCCATAGCTTTAGCTTCTTCCTCACTATAACCTTGACTCTCATAATTATTCTTCGAAGCTTTATAAAATATATATTCCAACACCACAGCTTCTGGTCCTAGAAGAGATACCAACCAACCCCCGCCAGCTAAAGGAACTCTACCTCCTTTAGAAGCAAAAAGTCTATTATCTTCTGTAGGAGCTTCTACTAATCTTGGTGCAAATTTTTTAAATAAGTTTTGTATTTTTTTCTTTGGAGTAATTTGAATTTGTTTCTTTATTAACTCTTTATTTTTTGTACCAAAAACATTGTGAATACTTTCTGTTATACTTGACTTAACTTTATCTGGATCTTGTAAATCATAAATGGATTGAACATCCGATTGAATAACTCCAGACCATCCTTGGTTTTTTGCCACATTTAACATGTCTTCTGCAGCTAAAGGGTTTTGTTTCATAAGTTGTTTAAAATTAGAAACGGTTTCTCTAGGGTCTCCTCCCATTTTAATTAAAAAAGGTTGTAGTTTTTTTCCACCTTTAGGAACGTCTTTGTTGATATCACCAGCAATTTGTGAAACCGCTGTGTTATAATCGTCCACCATTTTTTGAGTAGCAGTTCCATCAGCTAATGCTTTTCTTATGTCACCTAATCTCGAATCCATTTTTCTAGCTTTCACCATATTTAAATCATCCGTCATCTTATTACCTGTTTTTGCTAGCTGTTGTACATAGACAGAATAACCTCCTCCCTTATGTTTATAAGGCACAGTTATAGTAGCAATTTCATCAACTGCCGTACCTATAGTATTAGGTTTTATTCCATACTCTGCAAAAAGTTCTTTAGCTGCAGTGTTTAAAGCAGTTCTTGAATTTTTAAAAAATTTAGATTTTTCACCTATCTGTTTAGCCACAAGTCTTTCTTTTCTGTTTCTCGCTATATGACCTGCAGGATTACCAAAAGCATCGCTTTCAGCTGCATTAAAAA